ATGCTGATAACCATGAGCACCAAAGAACTAGAAAGAATCAAAATATTACAAGACGTGATCGATCGTAGAATGCGTCAATGTGATGCTGCCAAACGATTAAATATCTCCCCTCGACAAGTGCGTCGTTTAATCAAACAGCTAGAGCAAGATGGACCATCGTCGCTAGCTCATAAAGCTAGAGGCAAACCTAGTAATCGAGGTCACTCACCAGAATACCGCCTGACGGTCTTACAAACGATAAGAGAGCACTATCCTGACTTCCCACCTACCTTCGCTAGAGAGAAGTTACTCGAGTGCCACAATCTCCCTGTAGGGTTAGAGACACTGCGCAATTGGATGATCGCAGATTTGATTTGGAAACCAAGATCTCAACGCAAACCAAAGGTTTACCAACCTAGGCATCGACGTGACTGTTTAGGTGAGCTGATTCAAATTGACGGATCACATCATGATTGGTTTGAAGGTCGTCGCTCAAAATGCTGCTTACTCGTTTTTATCGACGATGCTACAGGTCGCCTGATGAACCTACGATTCAGCGAAACGGAATCCGTTATAGATTACATGGTTACCACTCGTGAATATGTCGAGGCTCACGGAAAGCCGCAGGCATTCTACAGTGACCGGCACGCAATTTTTCACTCCAGCACAAAAAAAGGAATTGAGGCTAAAAACTCAACTCAATTTGGTCGTGCATTAAAAGAGCTCGGCATAGAGCTTATTTGCGCCAATAGCTCACAAGCTAAAGGTCGAGTCGAACGAGCCAATTTAACGCTCCAGAATCGCTTGGTGAAGGAAATGCGGTTAAGAAAACTAGACACGATAGCCGACGCCAATCTATGGCTACCCGAGTTCATAGAGGACTTCAATCGACGCTTTGCTAAGCCGGCGAACTACCCTAAAGACATGCACCGAACATTAAGAGAAGAATCCCATGAACTATACGATATTTTTTCTTGGCAATCAGTCCGTAAGCTATCTAACTCCTTGACGTTCCAATACAACCAAGTTGTTTACCTAATTGAAAACTCAGAAGAAAACGCAAGACTAGTCCATGAGAATGTGCTCATCTTAGAACATCTGGATGGTCATATCAGTGTACGTTATGGACACAGGTCATTGAAATTTAAGATCTTCGACAAACTAGAAAAAGTGTCTCAAGGTCAGATTGTCGACAACAAGAGGCTTGGCCAGGTATTGCAGTTTGCCAAAGAGAAGCAAGATGAGTTTGAAGCGAAAAATAAACGAAAGAGAAACTCGAGAGTAGTCAGTGTTATAGGTCAGAGGCAAGCAATGAATGAGCAGCTAAGAGCATTAAACCCAGTTCTTCTTGAACCAGACCAATTCACAGCTAGCCACTCACGTTAGCTTAATTTCTTTTCTCCCCAAAGCGGACATTTCTAATGGGGAGAAAAGAGGACATTTCTATCGGGGATTGACAGGATAAGTGCGCATTATGCGGGCTTATGTTAAGTGTTGAATATATCAGCAGCGCATATGAAACTTCGAAATTTCGGAGTTTCATTAATGAAGTATTACGAAATGACAAAAAACTTTGTTTTTCGTGAATTTGAATGCGGCTTAACCGTGGAAGAGACAGCTAAACTTTGTTTTAAAAGTGTGAGGCAGGTCAAAGAGTGGGATAAGGGTAAAGTGATACCGAGTGAATGCAAAAGGCTGATGAGAATGTCAAGAGGTCGTGAGCTATCACCCTGCGATTCGTGGGAAGCGTTTAAAATGCATTACGACAAACTAGAGCTACCGACTGGCCAACTTGTAACTGCACAGGAGGTTTTGGCTGGTTTGGCACTGTTAGAGATTTCAGCTCCGGATGATGTTAAAACCAATACGAAACTGCTCAAATATGCTAGAACTATTGCAAAAATTAAATGTACATGAAGTAAGGGCTCCAAAAGGAGCCCTTAAAATCAGGTTCTAAACTCAATATCAATTAGTTCTATTTTCTTAGTTGTATCAGTTATAACAGCTATCACATTAGCTTGAACGTAATCTCCTACTGGCAATGAGCTAAAGGTTTCCTCTCCGATATCTCGGTTACCAACGAATTGACGATCTTTTACCGAAAACTTGAAATAAACAACGTGTCGATTTCTATTTGCCATTGGTACACATTTTTTCTCTATGTATACAGGGACGTTATTAAAAGTTTCTTCCTTTGAGTTTTTAAGTGTTTGTTTATACGTTTGAAGTCGACATTTAGTGTTTTCTTCAAATACTACAAACGTAGGAAGTGACTTATCTTGAGTTTTACACGATGAAGCCCAGTCAAAACTAAACTCTAACTTTTCAGCACTCTTAGAGAAAAGCTTCAGAAAACTATCGCAAAGCTTAGGGTCAATCCCATTTCTTACTAAAGTTGCATAACTTGGGTTAGCATTATCTTTAGTGAATCTACTGAGTTCCAAGATGTTATGCGCCAAACTTTCATTCATACTACGAACAAAATCACTTTGGCAATCTTCGAATAGTTCACTAGAGTCATTCTTTTCACAATCCACTTTATTATTAGACAGTTCGAATTCAGCTTGGTAAATGAATGAGCCTGCTGCTGGTGCTAGCAGGTAGCAACTATCTAGATATTCGTTAAGCCCTTTTTTCAAAGCACTTTTAGCGCGTAGAGTCTTCTTTGCAGAATAGGTAATTAAGTCTAGAAGAGCCTTATAGCCTTCGATTCCTTCCTGTAGAGGTATCTTTCCGTGAGCTATTTCTTGCCCAGCAGCTCTAATACAGAAAGAGTCGACAGATTTTACGTATGTTTTGTAAAAATGCTGTCTTTCAGAGACCATTTGCTTTAACGCTTCTGAATCATTTTTTTCTACTATACAAGTATTTTTCCATTCACTATCGTAACGAGCATTCAGCGGGCGTGAAGATACGACTTTTTTAGTGGCATTGTTAAGCCAGACTAAAGCATCATCAAAATCAGATTTTGATTTCATCATTCATCACCTCCAACATCTTCACCCGAGATACTACCTTGCTCACCCAGAGCTCTAATTTCTTCATCGGATAATTGTGTAAGCAGATAAGATCCGTGTTCATCACTATATCCGTGCGTTTTAAAAACAGCTTCGGGTGGGATAAGCACCTCATCTTCAATATCATCGTAACACGACCAAGGAGCTATATATCTACCATTATAGTGTTTTATTAGCAATCTATGTCTATAACCGGAAAGAAAGAATCCTGGATCTCTCGAAGTGCTAGTAAATGAGAGCTCTCGGACAATATTCCCCTCCGAGCTAAGCAACCCCAAATGCTCTGGAGTCAAGTTTGTCCAGCGTACTAGATAAGGTTCATCATGTACGGGAAGACTTTCCAAAGCTTGAACAAGGAGCTCAACAGCAATCTGATGCTTTCTACTACTCTCACCTGCTCGTAGCAAAGTATTGATGCTTTCATATCTACGATAAGTATAGTTACGAATCGCGATCTTATAGTTACTTTCAGTTTTATAGAGTTCTGATTGCTCGATACCTAATTCAGCACCGAGTTGCTCGTACATCTCTTTGCCAATGACTCTATGCATAAACAACCTATTTTTTCTTTCTTATAGCATGATTATCTAAAAAACAGCAATAAAAACAGAGAAGTACATAGAAAGTTATCACCAGCTTGCTTGTTTTTTAAACAACAAGGTGTGGGCTTTATAAAATTTGTAATTTTAAGATTCTCGCTTCGCTCAAACACTGGCGCACTTCGTTTGCGGTTCGACTGGTTCGGTGAGAGTGGATAGTACGGGGGAATTTACCCCCGTGATACAGGACGGGGGTTTGCTCACGCTCCGCGTCCTCAGTCTTCGTCCTTGTGCGCGTTCGCTCAACCCCAATGTGGATAGAGACACTGGCAAACGCTGAGCGTTATGCTGATGTGGCGGCTTCTTTCTAGGCTTAGCAGGGCGAGGGGTGGCAGCATGTCAAAGGAACGATGTGGAATACTAACCGCGCCATTTGGCTATGTTCGCTTACTTGAGTTTGGAGAGTGGCTTGGTGCTTCGCTTGCACTGCGTGCATCGCTTTTCCCTGTCGGGATGAAGGGGGAAGATTAGGTGGTTTTCATCGACGGACTAGGCCGCGCCTCTCCGCGTCCTAGTCCGTCCTTGTTCGAGGCTTGCCAAGCCCTAGTCGGTTGGCAATGATCGTCTTTTCTTGTATTCAGTGACCGCGTAACTAACGCAGCTTCTTAGCGTATCGTAGACGAACAGACCGCCCAAGACGGCCAGCAGGTTGTAAAAGTAGGCCGCTTCTAGCAGCGTGGCCAAGTCGTCAGCGCTGATGACGAGGGGTTCCAGTTCCATAGTGTTTCCTCAAAATAGTGGGCCAAGTTGTACATTGGCCGTTTCGGGTTTTCTCTCCTGGACAACATCACGCGCCATCGGTTTGCAGTACACGTTCAGGCTTACCGCTTCCTTCGTTAGCTTGAGCAAGCAATCATCGTAATGCACGTAAGCAATTTGATTGGCCTTTAAGAATCGGTCATTCAAGTAATAGGTGCCTTCCGGTGTTTTCGCCTCAAGCGTGACATAGAAGTAAAAGCCGTCCTTGTTTTGCTTGGTGGTGTGTCCCGTGTAGTAGAGCGTTTGAATATCGTAAAGGCCAAGCATCTGCTTGATGTCGTCTATCCGAGTAGATGGACGATTGGAAACAGAAGTAGCCGTATTCCCGTTCCCACTAGGATGTAAAGTAGGATCAACTTGAGCCCCTTGCGCAGATACCCCAGAGGCCGAGCCAGAAACGGCAATCTCAGTGCTTTGCGTGGCCGCGTTCGCCACCGTCTTAGAAGTACCAAAAACCAAATTGGATAGCGCATAGATGAAATACCCCATACAGAGCAAACCTAAAACCATAACGCCCATGATTTTGGGATTGCGAAATAACATGTTCATTGCACCAGAATCACGCGCAATACCTGTTGATGTGGACTTGTAGAGCAAGAACGCCTCAAGCGGGATTTTCTGCTTGGTCAGGTTTGGATCTTTTCCTTTGGGGATGGTCGGCGTTGAGACGTTCTTTTGATGTTTGTAGATGTAAGGCTTTCGTTTCGCCCAGAAATAAGCGTCACGGCCTTTGTGGAAAAAGCATTCTTCCGAAGGCGCGCGAATTTCACTTTGAATCTGTCCCCAGTCGGGTGAGAGCAAGTGAATATCCCAGTTGTATTTGCGGTGACGTTGAAAGCCTTCGTTAAAGGATAAAGGATAGATGATCCTCCCTTGATCATCATATTCAGCGCGACCTCTATCATCGACCTCGCCAGCATCAAGGTTGGACATATCCGCAGGGGTATAGCGTGAGTAGAAGAAACTCTCATAGTCAGGCGGCAGCTTATCGAGGAACTCAGACAAAGGGCGATACATTACCTTATCGATACGAAAGCCGACGTTCTTAGAGAAAATATCTTGGCACTCATCAATCACAATCAACGCCCCAAGCGGACACCAACAAAAGAAGTGTTGCCACAGCTCGATGCCGTCTTGGTCACGGCTAAAGATTCGAATCAAGCGAGTAGTGGAGGGGAACTGGATGTTCAAGCGCTTTTCTATCACCTCAAGCGGCTGCATGCCTTCAATGTTGGTGACGACCACGCGACCCGCTTTCAGAGCTTCGTAAATCACAAAGTAGGCGGTATAAGCCGATTTATAAGAGCCGTTCGCGCCTGTTCTAATGAAGATAGCCATGATTAAAACCTTGTCATTCTCAGCACAAAGGCCGTCGCTAAACAGTTGAAGTAAATCGAAATCGCTTGCGGTATCTTGAAAAGAAACGCGTAGTAACGCAGCTCACTAGGCAGGGCGTTAAACGAAGAAGAGATCATCTGATTAAAGCCAATGTCATTGAGCAGATATACCGCGGTGTCATAGGCCAGTTGCAATGACATGATGAAGAAATAGAGCTTCATTTTGACATACCATGCATTGAGCCAGATGTGCAGTTGGCGGAAGTAGTCGGGGATTTGAGTAATGAACGTCACCACCGTATCGCCAATGCTGGTCAGCCACGCTAAGAAATCGAGTATGTATTGCATTAGTCTTTGGCTCCCATCACCACGCGCAGGCCAGCTATCACTGCAATAAACAAAATGACTGCGCTGATAGTGCCGGAGTTACGAACCAGCGCAGGAAAAACCGAGGACGACGCACTGAGATTTGCGCCATTGGCAAATGAGAAATTCAGTTTGTGCTCAACAAACTCACCATTATTGAGGGTGCGTGAATCGAACGAGAATAGGTTTTTGAAGTCATTGATTTTCTGGCTGTACTGCGTTTTTAAACCTTCGACTTCGTTATTGATTCGGTCGATTTCAGAGGGCTGATAGAGTGGGAGACTGTTGAAGTCGATAATAGAACTATGTTCACCTTTGGTTAGTGCTTCACCGCCTAACATGTTGTGAATGCCTTCGAGTGATTGACCAATATCAGTAAGGCTGGTTCCCAATCCATCGACCTTTTGACCCACACCGTTTATTGCACCAATAATCCCCTCGCTGTCACCACCTGAACCATTGCCGAGTTTATCGAGTTTGGCGTTAAGGTCTGAAAAGTTGGCGTTCATGGCCGTTTCTAAACCGTCGATATTGCCGTTGATGTTCTTCGCTTTGTTGTTGACGTTACGGTTGATGTTGTCGAGGCGTGACAGCAGTTCGCGCTGATTACCGTTGATGAGTTGGTTCTGCTCACCAAACTTTGAGCCAAGATAGCTCATAGTGGTATTGAGTGAGCTATTGATATTGTCATTCAATCGAGAGGCTTGGCTCTGGACACTATTGAGGATGGCTTCAGACAGTCCTTTGGGCGTGGTGTTTTGAGCCAGTTGGTCCAACTTTTTATCCACACTGTCTAAATCCGCATCGAGCTTTTTTACCCCTTGAGACGTCTCAGCCGCTATCGCCTTAGTTTCCTTGACTTCTTGGGTGACAGACATGTTTGACGTGAAAATATGATCTAAAATCTTATCGCGATTTTCTAGCAATACATTCTTTAAGTCATACGTTTGATTATCAATTTTCTTATTTAAGGCAGTATCGAGCTGAGCGAAAGCACCACCTAAGCCACTGCAAGAGATGTTGCCGTTCTCCGCAGGAAAACAGCGATAGTAAGAAGGATGATCCCATTTTTTGGCCGTTGTGCTGTTGGGCGTGTCGTCGGGATTGGGTTCAGGCTTTGGATTCGGGATTGTATTAGGTTTCTTGCCCCCAAAGAAAAGTCCGTCTTTGGTGCAGGTTCCCCCCGTTGAAATAAACGAGCCTCTGCATTCGCCACTACTGACAAAGCACAAAGAAGACACGCCGCCGCCATAGCGACGATATTCACACCCCAGTAAACATAAGCTAGGGCTATCACCATAGTTATTGCCGTTCCAAGTTTGAGTAGACGTTAAATTGCCCACCTCGCAAACTTTTTCAGCGTAAGAAGCAGCAGAAAAGAGAAATAGAATGAGGGTTGCCAGCAAGCAGCAAGAGAAGTTAATCGCAAATCTCATTGTTATCCCCTCAAGAAAAAACGCCTCAGTTAAGAGGCGTTGATACCTGTATAGAAGCCATAAACAAAGCATCCCGCCATGGACAGGCCAAAGAGAACAGACAGGACGTTTGTTACGAGCTCAGCCATACGATTAGCGCATCGCGCCGACAATCATTTTCAGACCGAAGCCCAACGCAGCGAGACCAATCAGGCCAACAACCACAAGACTGTAGTTTGATTGGCCAGTCGTCACCGCACCGTTGATAGCGGTTGCAATCGCAGAGGTATCTGCAAATGCGCTAGAAGTGGCAAGAGTGGCCGCAACTGCGATACCGATTTTTTTTGCTAGATTTTTCATAGGATATTCTCCAACTGAGTTAATAAAGGGCTAACCGCGCCCAAGGGTTTTTACAATGCGACCCAGAATGTGCCCCGACAGCATCGACAACAACAAATAGCCGCTTACCGTGGTGTAGATTTCAGGGTCAATCGTTACCGAACCGAGAGATTGATTGCGTAGCGTCTCAAGTTCAGAAGGGGTGGTGATTGTGTAAGTGCAGTCAAAACCTTGAGGCGCCAGCATCAAGTAACCGTTATAAGCAATCACACAATCACTCATGTTTACTTACTCACTTTGCTGTCGAGTTGCTGAGCCATGTATTTCTTTACATCCTCATCAACCGGCACGATTTGAGTCACCAATACTTCCAATGGATCATCGGGATTGCTGCCGAACTTGATTTCATAGTCACGGTTTGGAAGAAACGCGCGTGTTTCAATCAGTTGCTTTGCGTAGTCCAAAGAGACTTTAAGCGGCTGCTTGTTGTAGGGGATATCGGTATTAAAACCGATGCCGTGTTGGTTGAACTTCTCCGCGTTGACGTTTTCAACAGGACGTAAAACGCTCAGTTCAGCGATTTGAGTTCCCGACTTGGGGAAACCTTTAATAACGATTCCGGTGATAGTTGCCATGTTACCTTGACTCCAAAGTTTGATATTTCAGTGATGTATAAGCGTCCGGAACTCCGAGTTCGTCGAAGTGCGTACGTCTCCATTTAGGGGGAATGAGCATGCCGAATGCCTCGCCCAAATCACCCTCCGTCATTGCGACAATTTCCGCTAATGCCTTTCCGCATTGGCGACGAGTCCAAGCAATACGGCCAAAGAACTCAAGACCGACTGCTTTCTTATTCTTGGAAAACTTCACAGGCTCCGCAGGTTCGATACTGGCGGCAAAGTCGCACAGGCCAGAGAAGGCCGAAGCAGGCGCCGCGAGCATATCGATATCGCACTTTTTCAGTTCCACTTCGTTGCGATACCAAACCACATCAGGGTCAGTGATTTTTTGCTCAAGCTTTTTGTTGTAGACACGCCAATAAACCAGCGAAGAACGTGAGCCCACAATGGTGGCTTCTTCGAGTAATTCACCGCTTTGCGTGATGCGTTTATGAGGAACCATTGAAGGGCCGCGACCCTTTGGAGCAGTGCGAAATGCCCCCTCATAAAAGCACATTTGCGCATACTTACAGTCGAAAATTCCGGTGTAATCGTCCACGGCCAAGTCCAAGCGAACTAGGCGCGTAATGCCAAGAATCGTTGATAACCACCAATGCAATTTGGTGTGCGTGATGTGGTCAAACAGCTTGGTGCAACCCGTGCCGTTAATCTGAATGAAAATGGTATTGTTATTGCCACCAATCCCAATCAGGCCGCACTCAACAGTGCGTGTTTTATCAAGGATTAACGCGGAATCTTCATAGCCATGTAAGCCACGGCCACGCATAGGCGACATGATGAAACCGAATACTTTTTCCAAGAACTCTTCCAAACGATGAAACAGGATCTTAGACACCTTCGCTTTATGACGAGCCATTGCCGCTTCAATCGCTTCCGGTGAACAGGCCAACGGTTCGCGATACTCAGGGAACTGCAAGTTGATAAAGTCTTGCTCATTGGATTTGTCCAAATGGCGCAACGATGAGTACGGGAACGTAAACGCCAAGTGGTCAATTTTCACAGGGCGAATTTCGTCAGATAGCATGAAAGACCCCCTTTAAAAGTAGTGATTGATAGTTTTCATCGGTGATTTCAACGAGCTGGTAAGCGTCATCCGGATAGTGAGCCGCAAGAAATTGCTCAAACTCCGCTTGATGCTTGAAGTAGCGATGGCCCCAAGGGAAATAGGCATTAATCCCGTGTGCTGGCTCATTGTCGAAATACACGCTGTCCATGATTACGCGCCCAAAGAGTAGGAGAGTTGAGCCACTGGCCAACGACGCTTCACCATTGGAAGCAGTTTTTTAGCGGTCGAGTCGGGCAGTGTCAGTGCGTGTTTTTGGTCAAATGTGGTGACAATGTCACCTTTTAAAACTGACTTTAGAAAAACAGGATGAGCACCAGATGAGAGAACGATTTGAGCTTTCATGCAGATGCCTCCAGTGAAGATTGGACAGCAATGCAAACATCTGTATTTTCTTCAATTTCAAAGAAATTGCACATCTCGATGTAATCGGAAACCGTGTCGAAATACAGGTTAACTTGAGGATGAACTAATTGCAGGTTTACACCGAGATAGTCGCTACCTTCGTAGGTCTGGTGAACTAGCTGAGTTGGGTAAAACGTCACTGAGGTTGAACACTCGATACCCGCAACAGAAGCAAAGACCCAAACCGAAGCAGAAAAAGTTTTTGAATCGTAATGAACGACGAGATTGTCAAAGCGCACACACTTCAACGATGGGTTTGATTTGTATTCTTTGATTTCCATATTAACCACCTTGACCAGTTAACTTGAGAGAGCGACCGCCAAGGCCAAGCGCGAAAGCGTCAAGGGCAAACGCCCAGAGCCGAGGCGGTCAATATGTAAATTTACGTACAGTTAATATGTAAATTTACATATTGTAAATACGCCAATTTACGTGCTGATGGGCTATGATTGGTTAAAAGGAAGAAAAGCCGAGGATTAGAAAATGTATACAAACAAGCTCATTGATGCTTACAAAAAGCAGATGAACTATGTTCAGTACAAACAAATTGCGCATGATTTGGGTGTAAGCCCGCAAATGCTAACTGATATCAGAAAAGGCCGTAACTTTCTCAAAGAACAACAAGCACTTATGCTTGCTGATGCTGTAGGAGAAGATAAAGAAAAGGCTCTGATTGGTTTGGCTATGGATAGAGCTAAAAGCTACGAAGCCCAGCAAACATGGGCAGCTATCGCAAAAAAGTTTAACGGGCTAGGATTAACAAGTATTTCAATGGTTTGCGGTGGCTTAGCTTTGTGGATTGGCAGCCCTACGGAAGCGTTAGCTAAGTGCGCATTATGTACGTTATGTTAAATACGATATAACGCTACGCGAAATCTTTGAATCTCTACCACCCTTTATTGATATTGTTGCGCTNATTTACCATAAAATACCTAATATAGAACCTTATTAATCAAAGATTTAAGGTTCTATATTGGTTATACGATTGCTGATTCATTATGTCGTTTAACGTGAACTGATCACTTTGAACGACATTAAAAAAGGAGCTTTGAAAGCTCCTTTGAAATTAACCGCCGGCAAATTTTACTTTCATGCCTTTTTTTTCAAGATGCGTTTTGATTTTGTCACGAGCATCACCTTGAATCTCTATGTTGCCATCTTTAACACTACCACCACAACCACAGACTTTCTTCAACTCTGCGGCAAGAAGCTTCAAAGGTGCATCATCGAGGTCCAAGCCAGTGACAACGCAAACCCCTTTGCCTTTTCGGCCTTTGGTTTCTCGTTGAATTCGAACAATACCATCGCCTTTTGGGCGTGAAGCTTTGGGTTCTTCTGGTTTGATTCGGCCTGTTTCTGTTGAATATACAAGAGTCAT